AGCTTCTACTCTCACTTGGCGCACTATACATCATGTGGATGTTTATCCAGCAGGTGTATGGATGACCAAACATACTAAGACGGACTACTTGGCCTTGGAAAGGACTCCTTTATGGAACCTTTGAAAAGCCAAGTCGAGATTTATCTCGACCTCTCGGAGCATTTACTCCGCCGCGATCCACTTGGTATCGCATCAAAGTCCCTTCAGAAAGATATTGAGACACTTAAGTCCCGAACTCTGTCTGAGGGTTTGTCTTTCCTTACCAAGACTTTGCCCAAATTGGGTAAAGCTCTTGATTTGGGTTTGGCATCTATGCAATTCTCGCTCCCGTTAGAGTTTAAACGCTCTCACGGAAGTCGTAATATCCCTGCTTTTATGCAGGGGTATTTCAATTGCATCTTTGATGCAGATGGTATCCTCCTGGAAAAAGTAGATCCTGCAGTAGTTAAACACTGCCGTCAGGTTCTCTTTGCCTTGTACAAGCTTGAGATTCCTTTCAGTGATAAACAGAATCGTCTAGTTTTAGACAATTTTGTCGAAACTGATTTGAATCTTAAACTTTCTCTTGATAGAGACTCTCAAGAAATTCTTGAGGTTTCGTCTCATATCACTAAGAGTGTTTTCTTTGGGTTTAACCCTAAGGAAATCACGCCAAGGCACGGTCCAGGAGCTGTCGCTACTGGTGAACGCCTCGAAGAGAAATGGAAGTTTTCCAGACTCTACGATGGAATACATCAGCAGTTTCCCTACTATGATTATTTCATAGTAGGCGGTGGCTCAGAACTGATAGATCGATTGGAATGGTATAAGTCTTTAGAACGACTTGATCGAGGTCGCGCTAAGGTCGTATTAGTTCCAAAAGATTCTCGTGGTCCGCGACTTATTTCTTGCGAACCTCTGGAATACCAGTGGATTCAGCAAGGGCTAGGTCGGAAGTTGGTGTCCCATCTAGAGCGTAATAGCTGGACGATGGGTCATGTAAACTTCACGGATCAATCAATCAACAGGAGCATTGCTCTGCGATCGTCAACCCTATCTCAACGAGATTTTATATCAAGTTCTGACATGGATCTTGACGACCATCTAACTTTACCAACAGATGCTTATGCAACTATTGATTTGAAAGATGCGTCAGATCGGGTTTCAGTAGATTTAGTAGAGAGAGTGTTCTCAAAGAACAAGTCTCTTCTGAAAGCTCTACTTGCAGCTCGTACGACATCAACGTTGCTCCCGGATGGGAGAATCGTAGAATTCCAGAAGTTCGCTCCTATGGGTTCAGCTCTTTGCTTTCCCGTAGAAGCTTATATATTCTGGGTTCTGCTCGTTGCTGCTATCAGTCGCCATCTAAGATTAAGACAGCGAGATGTGGCAAAGCTCATATATGTTTATGGCGACGATATTATCGTTCCAACAAACTGGTATGAGCTTAGTGTTCAGTCCTTAGAACGATTTGCCTTACTGGTAAATCGTTCTAAGTGCTGTGTCCGTGGTCCCTTTAGAGAATCATGTGGAATGGATGCCTTTGCAGGTACTCAGGTCACGCCGATTCGACTGAAGACTCCATGGAGCGGACGTAAGACTGATGGTGCCGCCTACATGTCTTGGTTGTCATTTGCAAATCAAATTGCTAATGATTACCCGGAATGTAGCAACTATGTACGTCAACGAGTTGAAGAGCTATATGGGAAAGTCCCATATGGAACTCTTCGCTCGCCTTACCCCTGCATAGTTGTGAGTGACCCGGAATTAGCGGAGGAGTATAACTCCCGAGTCTTCCGACGTCGCTACAGACGGAACTACCAGCGATTCGAGTTCTTTCTTCCTATCGCCATTCCAAGGCGTATAAGATCTACACTCGAAGGCTGGCCTCGTATGTTGCGTGATTTAGTATCACCACCATACGAGGACCCATCAGAGGTCGTTTTACCTCGTTCGACCGTAATAAAACGAGGGTGGACCCCCGTAGGCTGATCAAGCCTACGCAGAGCGCCCCAACCGCGGCCAAAACCGCGAGCGGGAGCCCCAAG